ACTCTTCTGCAAGAGTTTGAACTCCTCTTGCAAGAGTTTTCACTCTTCTGCAAGAGTCAAAACTCTTCGTGCAAGAGTTTGAACTCTTATTTAAGAGGTTCTGAACTCTTATGCAGGGTTGGTCACGACGATACTTCCAGTGCCCGTCAAGCCGTCAAACGGCCAATCCGGGTCAGCTGGGTCGGTGCTAGGTGTGACCGCAATCGGGAAGGCCACCTCGTCAGCGGTAATCTCCAGCGTGTAACCATGGAGGTCGGTCCGTGCCGTTCCAATGGACATCTGAGCGGTCTTCACCACACAGCCGTTCACCGCACCCATCATCCACAGCTGGTCATTCGCATCGAGCACCCAGCAGAACACCCGCCCTTGAATCAGGATTTGGAGCTGGTTGTTGTCGGTTTGAGTGGCCTTGTGGAGCGTTACCGATGCCTTAGCCATGTAAGCGGCGCTTCCCGCGTCCTCGTTCGTCACGTCACACACGAGGCCGCTCGTGTTCGGGCGAACGTCATAGCGGTACATGGTGTAGTTCACAGCCCCGTAAGCGGTCCACGTGCCCGACGTGAACACCATAGCCGAGTATGCGAGCGGGTTGAAGTCGGCAAGGTAGATGGCTTTTACGCCGCCCACCTTGTCCTTACAGGCCAACCCGCGTGCTGAGGTTAGTGAGCAAGGCATGATTAGGTGAAGTCAAATCCGACAACCCCGTCGGTTGGGACGGCCACCTGAATGCCGCACGCAAAGTTCATGTTGATGACCACGTCGTCCTTACCATCGTACTGGTAACGCGGGATGAGCTTCGCCTCCGTTTGCGGCGTGTACGCGTTAGTTCCAACCACGAGGTTCTCCGGGTAGGTGGCTACCATAACGTCTACCGTGTTCGGGATGCCGATGGTCGGGTAGATGGGGTAACCCATGTAGGTAACCGCGTTGAACGCTTGGTTGGTACCCAACAGGTTCACACCCTGATTGCTACCTGACGTGGCGAGCGCCTGCAAGTAGAAGCCATACGCCTCGTACGAGCAGTAGAAGCCAAATCCGGGCTTCATAGCCACCGCTGGGTTAGCCATCACCTTGTCATAGACGGTAGCGAAGACGGTCAGGATGTTGCTATTGGACCATGCCGTGTTGCCCGTGTCGGCCTCAGTGAAGTCAGCACAAGCAGAGGCGTCGATGCCCGCCTCGTCAATCACCCCGTCGTTAGACAGGAAGCCGAGGCCCCACACAGCACCTGAATCGCCGCGCCACAACAGGGTCTCCAGCTGCTCACCCGCCTTGGCCGCTACCAGCGACACGAGGAAGTCGGTGAACTCCACAGGGATGTCCCCGTCACGGCGCATCTTGCCTTGTGCGGCTACCCACGTTGGGAAGACGGTCTTCCGGCAGACCTCTTCATAGACCTGAAGTTCGTTCAGGGTGAGGACCTGCTCAGACAGCGTCAGCACGTTAGCGCTCGCGGGCGTGCACGAAGCTGCCTGAATCGGGTTGGTGCTAACCACGTTGTTGATGACCGCCTTGCGCGTGATGCCCTCGATAAGGCGGCAGCGGTTCTTGGCGATGGTCTCGGCTGCGTTGATGGCAGCGGTAACGTACGGCAGCGCTAAGTCACCGGCATAGGTGTTAGCGGATACCGTAAGGTCGAAGTCATACTTCCGGCTCATAGTCAGTAGTGTTTTACTTGATTGATGTGATGCAATGCGGTCTCCCATGCGGAGCTGAATACCTGCGGCTGCGACTTGGTGGCCTGCTTAGCCGGGGTGTGCTTAACGCCAGCGGTAGCGGGTTGGTTTTCGAGCGCCTCGATACGGCTCATGAGGGTCTTGAGGTGCTTGGCGGTCTGCGCTGCCATCTCAGTGATGGCCTCGTTCATGGCCTCAACCTCTCCCTCCGGTGCCTCAGGCTTTAGCGCTTGGATAATCTCTACGACCTTCTCTACCAAGTCATCTTCGAGGCCAATCTCCGCCAGCTTCTTACGCATGTCGCCGTACTCGTCGCCCATCTCCTCCTTGTCCTTGCCCGCCTCGACGACCGGGGCCTCCTCTCCGAGCTGGGCGATACGCCCTCCAGCTACAACGAGCTTAGTGCCGTCCTCCAGCATGTACTCGCCATCCGGAACTACCTCCGCTTGCCCCTCCTCGTTCATCACGAACACCTCTACACCGATGTCCATCGCTTCGGCTTCGGTGACGACCAGCCGCCCATCGTCCATCCGCGCCTCCGCGTAGAACTTGTGGACAGTGCCCAGCTTGAGCAGGTCTCTGATTTTGTCGATTGTACGCATACCTATTGGGTTTATGGGTTAATATGGATTCTCTAGGGCTGTTTCTTTTTGGGGTCTAGGCCGCCCGCTGGGGCAAACATACGCACCCCGGCCACGTCTACCGGGTCGGCACCCACCGCGCTCATGAACAGCTGAGCGTACAGGTCCGCCTCGCGTGACGCGCGAAAGAGGGGCACGCCGTTGATGGTAAGGACCGGGGTCAGCTCCTCCATAACGAGCGCCTTCAGCTGCTCCATCACCGCCGGGTCCTTGGGGCAGTCCTTGCAGGGCTGTGCGAGGTCGATGGCCTTGGCGCTAACCACTTGGTCCACGAAGTAGCCCTCTATGCTGAACCCACGGACCTTATCGTCCTTGACCTGATTCCATACCGCCTCGTTGTTGACCTTAACGGACAGCATCCACGTGCCCTCCGGTAGCTTGAACCCGTACAGCGCCGCCTTGTCGCGTGTGGTGTCTTCGATTAGCCATGACTCCACTACGGTGAGGTCGCTCACTGGCACCTCGTGCTCGTACGTGTGCTGGTTCGTGCGCTCCTCCTTCATGTACCGTTCAGCCGCCTTGCGGATGGTGTCGGATGTGAAGTACACCTCATACTGCTCACCCGTGAATTCGTCAATCCTGAGGATGCGCTTATCGGGGATGAGGGCTGGGCCTATGAGCAACCGCCGCTCCTCCTCCAGTGCCGCGAACACGTACTGAGCGTCCGCGCTGAGGTACACGAAATTGGTCTCGATGGCTGGGAACTTGACTAGGCTGACAGCTTGGATTCCAGCCAGCTCTTCGTCATCGTCGATGAGTAATTCTACCAGTTTCATGCGTGGTGGGAGTTTGCCGTTTGAGATAGATTTTCTGCCCTCTCTTGCCCTTTCCTTGTTTCTCTAGGCGCGTGGCTATTGACTTGTCTAATCGTTGAATCCATAGGTTCTATAGGCGTTCCGGAAGGGTTGTGAGCGTTACTGCAAGATAGACCGATGCGCTAGTTGAGCGTCAATCTGCTGCTGTGTCGTGACCTCATTCGACACCACATACGCCTTGATGGGGGTGGGTTCGGTGAGGACGTTCGGCATGGGTGCGGTGGCTGACTGAGCGAAGCTGTTTGGCACCATCGCCTGTGTCATGGTGGGTGGGGTGATGCTACCGGTCGACCCCGCGCCGCTGTCAGGGAACTTCTGCTTGGCGATGGTAGCTATCTGCGTGGCACCTGTGATGGCCGCTGTGATGGCCCCCGGAATGCCCGCTGGGTAACCCAAGCCCACGGGAGGGGCCGCCAGTGCCGCAATGACCGCTTGTGCCGTGCTCATCACCGCCGCTGCCGTCTGAATGCCCTTGGCCCGCTGGAACGCCTTGCGTTGGGCCTCTATGTCGTCGCTGTCTGACTTGTCATTGAGCACCTGAAGGAAGCTGGCGAACGACTGCGCCATAGCCATGTAGGTGTTCATGGTGGCAATGCGCTTAGCCACCTTGTCATCCTCGCTCTTCGCCTCATCCTTCACGCTCTTTTTCCGGTACTCTTCCTCGATGGCCGCTAGCTCTTGCTTCTGCTTCTCCAGTAGTTCAGCCTCACCATGCCCGAACTCGTCAGCTAGGGCGAACAGGGTCTCGTACTTCTTGACCACTGCCGCTATCTCGCGCTCGTGCGCGGACATAACACCCTCGGCAAGCGCGTCCATCCGCTCGTACTGAGCATCGAGGGCCTCCTGCTCTGCCAGCGCCGCCTCTATGGCGATGGCTGCGGCCTCTGCGCGCATGGCATTGAGCTTGTTTTGCAGTTCGGTCTGCTTCCCGGCTGACTCCTCGCGCACGTTCAGCAACTCTACCTCTAGCTGGGTCAGCCTCTCGTAGTCCGCCTCCGTAGCTTCAGTGAGCTTCATGTTGGCCTCTTGAATCCGGACCTCCTCAGCCGCTAACGCCACCCTGCGGTTAAGCAGGCTCTGCTCCATCTCTACGGCCTTCTTAGCCGCCTCCATCCGCTCCTCCAGTGGCTTGGTGCTGTCCTCCGCCACGAGGTTGTACTCTTGAATCTCCGCGCGCCCTCGTGCGAAGGCCACCGCTAGGTCACGCTGCGCCTTACGCAAGTCGATGCTGTCCTTAGCCAGCTGGGCGGCTGCCTTAGCGGCACGCGTGATAGCCGGGGCCATCTCGACCACCTCCTCAACCAACAGGGCCACCCCCGCCGTTAGCGGGTTCAGGTGGATGGCTGCATCGCCAATCTTCTTAGCCCCCTCGATAGCCGCGTCCTTGGCCTTAGCGAACTCACCAGCGAACACGTGCCCTATCGCGTCACCTAGCAGACCGAAGCCGTCGATAAGCTTCTGCACTTGGTCCATCACGTACTGCTTCAACGTAGCGTAGAAGTCCATGATAGCCTGCTTGGGGTTCTTGAACGCGTTAATGAGCGCCTCCCCGAAGGCAGAAACCTTGTCTACGATGACCCCGAATGCTACCCCGAGGGCTGCGGTGGCCGTCTCCAGCATCTCAGCGCCGCGCTGGGTCTTGGTGAAGTACGCTACGAGGGACCCCACCGCCACTACGAGCGCCCCGATACCCGTCGACACCATAGCCGCCTTCAGGGACTTGAACCCAGTGCCCGCTGCCTTTAGCCCGTCCTTGATGCCCTTGAATGCCGTAATCATCCCCCCGGTCATCCGGTCTAGAGCGCCGCTCATCCCGGCTGCCGCCTCGTTGGTTTCCTTGGCGGCCTCGCCAACTCCGGCTACCTCGTCGGCTGCCTTCTTGGCTCCCTTGACCTTGATGTTAACGTCTATTTCGGTGCTCATTGATTCGGTGTTGAATGCCTAGCCACGCCTTGCGCCAAAACCCGCTCCAGCCTGTGTGCTCGTAATAACCATAGAATATCAGGCCCCGCGTAGTCGGAACGCGGGTTGCTTTGGCTCCTACTCTGATGGCTGCGAGGACCACAGGTCCATAGGCGTTCACTTTGCGTCTCATTCAGTTATGATGATAGAGTTGTTCTCCATGGACAAAGGTGCGCTATCCTCGTGCAGGATGGAGTCCAAGAACGCCTCCGCTGCCGTGGTGTCGATGAGGGTGAGGTCTACGTCAATCAGCCAGCTGGTCACCCGGTTTGCGTCCTTGCCGTCGATGGTTATCTCTACGGTGTTGGCTCCGGCAACCACGTCGGTACCAACCGCCGCTCGGATGCCTACCTCGCTCTGCACGCGCCCGCCTGAGTGATGGTGCGCGGGCGTGTGGTCCTCGCGAATGCGCACGACCGCGTTATCGCACTGGACTACGAATAGCTTCTCGATGAACTGATACTCGCCGATTCCCGTGCCCGAGTACGAGGCCACGTCAACCCCTACGAGTCGCGCCCTGATGTGCGTAGTGATGTTGTCACGCAGGACCATCACCCCCGCTCCGGCGCCTCCTGAGTCGAGGACACCCCGTGGACTTGCGACCTCTATCGTCCTGCCGGACGTAGTTGCGCAGAGGAGGTAGCGTTGGTGTGCCCCTAGAGAGAAGCCGCTAGTGTTGGAGGTCAGGTACACGTCCCGACCATCCGCGTACGGGAAGATGCCGTTGGGCATCGAGGCAATTTCGCTAGCCGTCGTGCGCCGAACTGGGATGCGGATAGGCCCGGCACTACCCGGCATGCTGCGGGGAGGCCTGAAGTGCTCTCCGCTACGGAGGAAGTCACTCGCTGGGTTGGTGCCCCCGCCGCCCGTGGTGGGCCTGCTCCACCAGCACGTGGTCCCGTCCCAGTAATACCCGGCTGCCTCACAGCAGTCGGCTGTGGGAGTAGCGGCGCTGCCCGCCGGGGTCTCCCATGTGGTGCTGCCGTTAGCGTTGGTGGCCGTCAGGACGAGTTCGCAAGGCCTTCCGGGGGCTGTGAGCTTGACGTTGGTCAGGGTCTTCAGCAGGCGCGCCCTCGCGACGCCCGTGTCGTCCGGGTTGTAGTCCGCCAAGCTGACCACGCGGTAGGTCTCGTTGTCAATCCTGATGACATCGGCAAAGCTCAGGTTCCTCACATCGGCGGCGCTTAGCACTACCTCGCAATCAAGCATACGCGCCGCAGGGTCGTAGAGGTCCGTAAGGTACTGCGCCCAAAACCTGTCATAGAGGCCCTGAGCAAACTGCTCACCCACCACTAGGGTGCTGTAGCTGAAGGTGTGTCGCCAGTAGAGAGACCACGTAGAGGCCCCGATGACGCGGTCCGTGAAGGGGCTGAAGTGCGGGTACTCCGTCACGGACGTAGCCCCAACGTAGATGGGGTTGACGATGGTCTTGAGTTCGTTATAGAATAGCAGCTTCGGCTTGGTGCTTACGGCTTCTGCCTCTCCTGTGTCCGTAGCTCCGTAGTACGTCGGTATGCTCACCTGCGTCAGGTGAACGCTCGTGGTCACGTTGCTAGTGGTGACGGGGTACAGGGCCGTGCTGCCGCACAGGGTGGGGGTGGTTAGGTCACCCTGAGCGAACTCATCGGCTGCGGTGAACCCGTAGTCCCCTAGCGCCATGCCGAAGTTGGCTTGGTGGTACTGGTTGAGGTAGTCGTTATCGACCCCGTCCGTGAAGCGGAGGCGCTTCTTGCGTAGGTCGGTGAGGGGTGACAGCACCATAGGTCCGTCCCGGTTGACTAGTCCGCTCCAGTCGCGCTCCTCGCCTGTGAGGAGGTAGTCCATCATCGGCTCTATCCGCACCACCCTCTCGTCCTCGCTGTCCGTGACCACTACGAGGTTGAAGCGCTCCACTAGTTCACGCAGGAACTCGGCAGCCTTGACCTGCGGAAGGCCGTCGAGCGGGGCTACGATAGCGCCCGCTGAGGAGCTGGAGTAGCTGATGAACTTGAAGTAGGTGTTCGGCGTGGCTGCAATGACGATGTTGCCTGTGCTGAAGGCGGACCCTACGTAGACCTCCAAGTACTCACCCTGTAGCAGGCTCACCTCAGCCGTCAGAACCACCACTGGGGTTACTGCATCGCCGGAGGCGTTGACCATGAAGGGTGCTACGGCAGCTACGGTACCTCCCTTCACAAGCCGCACATACCCCACAGAGGTCGCAGCGTAGTTGGTGCAGCATAGCGACACCTCGAACAGGGCCGTCATGTCAGCTGGGGCGGTGAACCCATACGTGGTCATATGGGCATCGGGGTCGTAGTTACCCGCCCCGGAAGCCGTCCATCCGGTAATTTGAGCTTGGTTCCCGCTAGTTACGGTCACTCCGCTAGTCAACCCCACCCGGCTGCCATAATACGGCCTCGTTGCTAGCTCTTTGCTGGCCGTGCTGAGCAGCAAGTAGAGGTCCGTCATCGGGCTAGTGGTGAGGAAGGTGCTAGACAGCGTCATCCCCGCGTACTCAAAGCACTTCTCTATGATGTGCTTCACCTGCATCGCAGGCTTGAGGTGGTACGGCTGGAGGTAGTTAGCGCTGTTCAGGCCGTCAGGAACCCCAAAGTCATAGAACAAGCGCCCACCGGGGGTGTTGCCGTAGTCAGCCAAGGGCACCACAACCACGCCAGCCCCTACCGACCCGTTAGTGATGTCGTTAGTGGTGTCCCAGCTGTCAATCACGTTAGCCGCCGTGGGTGCGTAGTCGTAGTCATCCAGCCCTATCGGAGACATGGCGGTGAGCACCTCGCTTAGGGTGGCGTCCGCCAGCTTGTTGAATAGCTCTCCTGTGGTGCCGAGGACGCTCACCTCGTACGTCTCAGCCGTCAAGCTCACTGACCTCAGCTGGAGGTAGCCCTCCGTGACTATCATCCCCTCGCTGCGCACCTCCGCTCGCGTGCGCACGTCAGCCGCGAACGTGCCTGACACGAGGTTCACGGAGTACCAATGGCCGAAGAACACGTTGTTCTTGGCGCTGAATGGGAGGGTGAACGCTCCGCTGTAGGGCGCCTGTCGCGTGAGGGGTGCGCCGGGGTCCGCGAACGCGAAGTTCAGGCGCACGCTCGTCTCATCGCCTAGGTCGAGGTTTACGGGAACCTCCCCCGCCTGCGTGTAAGCTACCAGCTGAATCATCGGTTGCGGCGATACTTAGCGTACTGAACGCTGATGGAGTATTTGAACAGGCGGTCATTCAGGGCCGTCTTAAGCGTGAATGAGGTGTCTTTAACGCTGACCCTAGTCCAAGCCCCGACAGCGTCAGGACGGGCAAGAAACACGGCATCTGAGGCAAACAAGGACTCCAACAGGGCCGCGTCAGCGTCACTCACCCAGTCCGTGGTGAGGTTGGCGGTACGGTAACCGGTCGATTTGAAGGTGGTTTTACCGCCCTCTACGTCGCTGAAGGGTTGGAAGTCCTGAGCACGCTGCCACGTACCCGCGTCCTTGTAGTAGCTGGACTGCGTGACCTCGTTGCTGTACTCCCTCCGCTTGGTGAAGTTGAAGTAGTCCCAGCCTCCAGCCCGGTTAATCCACCCGAGGGTCACAGGCGCCCCGTTGTAGCAGTCCAAGTCCACTACCTCAGTAACGAGGTTGTAGCTGCACGCGACATTGCTAGCGTCAAACAGGCGCATCTCGTAGCGCGTGACATAGCCAGCGGTGATGAGGGAGTGCAGGCCGCTGTCCCCGTTCAGGATGAAGCTACCCGGTGCCGTGATGGCTACGGCGGTCATCTGCTCGTTTGTGGTTACGGACGTAGCGGCAACCCCTACCATACTGCTCAGAGTGATTGTCTCAGTCACCTGCACGTTGGTGTCCGTGCGGTAGTAGCTTGTCTTGAGGGTTCGCGCCGTGCTCCCGAGCGAGCGCCCTGTGCCCGTGTTAGCGGCGTACCAAAAGCAGTGGACGCGGTAGTCCTGCTTCGTGCAGCGCTGCTTGAGCACTACGCCGCCAAGCTGGGTAGTTTCCGTAATCGGCGTAATCTCCGTAAGCCACCCCACCCCGGTAGTGGCCCCTGCGGTTACGCACCGCCATGAAGCCGTGGCTACTCCCTTCAGGGTCACCCCCCTCCATCGCGCGTCGCCCTCGTCGCCCGCGAACCACACCGCGTTCACCTTGACGTTAGTATGGTCGTAGGTGGTGGTTGGTGGGGTAAGCATGTCGGGGGCCTCTGCGCTGCCCAAGTCCACCTGAAACAACCCGGCTGGGGCGTACCCTAGGCTGGTCAGCGTGACCCTCTCATCGGCGTACTCCGGGGCCGCAGCGGCATTGAGCACGAGCGGGTGGTTGAGGTAGTCGCGGATGACCCGCTGGAGGTCGAAAATACCGTCATCGACCGCGTTAGGCGGGCACCTGAGGATGACGAGCACGTTACCCGCCCCGTCCTTGACGCGGCACACGTACCTGAACTTGGGGGCTGACACGCTGGGGGCGGACAGCCGGAACACCACAGGCCCGAATGCGCTTACGGGGGTGTTGGTTAGGGGCTGCTCTTCTATGGTTACGGCCATGATTTCGGGGTGGTTTTTGCAGGAGTTTGAGAAGAGTGCGAAACTCTTACCGAAGAGTTTTCACTCTTGCAATAAGAGTGCAGAACTCTTGCAGGCGCTAGTTCTCTACTCACCGAAGAGTTCGGAACTCTTGCAAGAAGAGTTTGCACTCTTGCATAAGAGTATGCACAGAGTAGGTTATTCACCGGATTTCTCGTTAGCGGATTGCATGATGGCCTCAGTGAGGTCCTCCACGTAAGCTATGGCTATCTCACCAGCGTACTTCTTCTCGATTCGGGCGCCTGTGTCCGTGATGAAGTGGCTAGGCTTGAGGCCGCGCCTGCGGATGGACTGGGCGATGAGCATGGCGAGGGTGTCGTGGCTCATGGCCTTGAAGCGCCCGCCCTCCCCACGCGGCTTGATGCCTCGCTCGCGCATCCACGTGCGTATGACCGCGACCGGAGGGGCCTTGTCCCTGAACTGGAAGGGAGGCCCGCCTGTGGGGTTCTCCCCCTGACGAGGCCCGAAGGGGCTGCTCACTGCGCCCCTTACGCCGCTATCGACGAATATCCAGTAGTGGACCTTGGGGGTGAGGTTGACCATCGGGTTGCCGTCCGGGTCTAACATCAGCTCCGGCGTCATGCTCCTAGTGAGAGCGCCGCTGGCGTTGCGGTCGTCACGCCTGAGCTTCCCCTGCGCGTTACGCTTCCACAGGAGCGCAAGCCGCATAAGGACCGCGCTGGTCCGGGTGAGGGTTATTTCAATCCCCTCTACGGTAGTGACGAGAACCTCCACTAGACATCACCCTAGGGGAACCAAACAGAGGTCATTCTCGTTACCCCATTCCAGCGAGACGGTAGTGGCGTACCCCACCAGCAGGTTGTCCATCCGTACGAAGAACGGCTCGCACATCACGGGTAGCGCCAGCGTCACGCCCTCGCGAAAGAGGTCACTAGACAGGTGGTGCTTCAGCCACGCTATGGTGTCCTTCATCAGGTAGAGCTGATTGCTCAGCACCTCGATTCGCTGCTCCTCAGAGGGTGGCTGGAGGGTGGCGATGATGATGTCGATGTCCATGGTGATGGACCCCTCGTCTAGGGTGGCTGTTCCGGGGGTGATGTACAGCAGCGGGTGGTCAGCGGCGCTTAACTTGGCGATGTCAGCCTCGTCAGTAGGGCCTACCCCGAAGCCGTTGATTTGCTCGTGGTCGGCCGCGAATGCCCGGAAGCCCTCGATTAGCTGGTAGAGGTTGGTGCTCTGATTAGGTGTCATTAGGCATCTTGTTACGCTTCAATATATCTAGGTCTAGTTCGTAGCATAGGAACGTGAAGGCCTCCCGCACCTTGAGGTTGGTCACGGCCTCTATGCGTAGCGCGTCACCCTGCGCTAGGTGGTAAATCGTCGCATACCAGCCCCACTTCTCACCCAGCTTGCTCCCTCCTTCTCCATCAAAGATTGGCTCAAAGTCCCGGCGCAGTCCGTTGCGAAATTCAAAAAAAAAGCAAGCGCCCCTAGGATGACCTCCATCCGCAACAAGCGAAACGACTCCACCTCCTCCACCCCAGCGTACGGGGTAATTTCGTACGCGTCTCCGCGCTTGAAAACCACTGGCCTATACAGCACACTGGCAAAGGCCACGAGGTTAGCGTAGAGGTCCTGACAGATGGTCTCTAGGTCAGCGTACTCACCTACCGTCATGGCGCTCAGGTTGGGGTTGAAGCCGTAGGTGACACCCCCGTGCTCAAACGTGCGCACGAGGGGCCATGTGCGGTCGTCGCTAGGGTCGAACTTGCCCATAACCTCAATGACCTTCTCTAGGCTGGCAAGGTCTAGGTAGTTGATGAACTCTCGCGTTACGCCACACGCGATAGCCACCTGCTCAATGGGGTCGTCCGTGTTGTGGATGGCTTGGAACTGCTCTATGGTCAACTCGCCTAGATGGTCAGGGACGGTAATCTTCATCGGATGTGGTATTTCCCGCTGAGGGAGGTGGTTAGCTTGTTTAGGCAAACATAGCGCACAGCGTCTATGGCGTGGTTCATGGCATCGAGGGGCTGGTTCAGCTGGCGCTCGTTCTTGTCTGTCATCCACTTGTAGTTCCGTATCTCCTTAGTGAGGTTTAGGCTCCGTGGGGTGACGTGTAGCACGTGCCGCTTCATCACGTCTATGCCTAGCCGGATGCTGTCAGGCCCCTTCTTGCTAGGCTTGATGTTGAACCCGTGGCGGTGTAGCTCTTCTATGGACTTGGGTTCAGCGCTATCGGCAATGATTTCAGCCCGGTCGGGGAGCACCTCGTTTAGCTCCCTCACTAGGTCCGGGTTGGTCATCTGCGTGCGGTAGAACAGCTCATCTAGGTAGAGGTGGTGGTCTAGCTTGTAGACGGCAACCACTGCCGTAGGGTCATTGGTGAAGCCCCAATCTAGGCCGACCCCTACCAGCTTGGCTGCGGGGTCAATCTCGCTAGCCTCCCATGCCGGGAAGATGACGTTCTGCGACACCCCACGCATCCCTAGGCCGTAGATGCGCCAGTAGTTCTCGTCTGTCTCGCGCAGGCGCTCAATCTCTGTGATGACCTCCGGCTCTAGGTAGGGGTTGTCTAGGTAGGTGGTCTGAAAGAACTCCGCGTCCTCCCTAGGGATGAGGTCGTCGTAAATCCAGTGGAACTCGTCAGCTGGGTTGTAGTCGATGATGGCCCGGTCGGTCGTACGCAGGATGAGCTGCCGCCAGTCCTCCCTCGTTAGCTCAGTGGCCTCGTTGACGAATAGGATATTGCGCTTGCGCCCCCTGACCTTAGCGGGTTGGTCGATGCTGATGAACTCCACTAGGTTGCCGAACAGGTGGTAGGTGTTCTCGGACTTGTTGTGGAGGTTGGGGTGGTACCAGTCCTGCCCCTCCAGTACCGTGATGAAGTCCCTAAGCACGGAAGCCCTCAAGCTAGGGAAGGTCTTACGCGCGATGGTGATGGTCCACCCAGCGTTAGCGTTCATCCAGCACCACTCACACAGCGCTTGGACTATGCTGAAGGTCTTGCCGCTACGGGTGCCCCCCTGATGTATCTGAATCTTGGCCCGACTGGTTTTGACGTGGTAGTACGTGGCGGGTTGCTTCCGATTCATCCGTCTCAGGCATTTTGAGCTAGCGCCTTTGAACGATTAGGCCCGTTCCACACCAGCCCTACCCTATGGTCAGGATTGCGCCATCTGCACGCTAGCAAATCATTTGCGCTGGCGTTGACGTATCCGGCTGCTTCGAGGGCCTCCACGGAGTCGAATATCCGCGCGTGGCGGTCCTTGGTGAGGTCCACGAGGTCATCGCGGGTGCCCCCTAAGCTAAACACCACGCTGAGGTTGTCCGGTATGTGGAGCACCTCCTTGAACAGCGGCACCGACTTGGTGTAGGTGTAGAAGCGAACGTGGGGGCTGTTCTCGATGACATGGAACCACTTGTCCCGGTACTCGCGGCTGTACCAGTCGCCCGCGTCATGCACACGAAGGTAGGTGGGCTTGCGCTCCTGAATCTCCTTGAGCATCAGGGTAGGGAAGTCAGGCCGCAGGGTCGCCTCGTAACGCTTGCGGTAGACGGGTGCGACGTTGCTCCACAGGTAGGCCCCGCGCTTGGCGTAGCAGTACTGCTGGCAGGCTCCCGCGAACGGGCACGTGCGTTTGCCCTCAGGGGTCTCTAGGGCAGGGATGCCGAAGTTCATGACGCGCTCCCCGGTCAGCTTGCTAGCGTGCCGCAGGGCGGAGTTTTGGCTAAGCAGTTTCATCGAACCACGTGGGCTTAGTGAGCGGTTGACCAGCCGTGGTGATGTCGGTGGTCTCTACGTAGCCCCGCGCCTTGCCTTTGGTCTTCAGGTAGAAGATGGTGGCTGTGGCATTGCCCTCTTGGATGAGCTTGTGGAGGTTGCTCTCAGCGAAGTCCACGGCCACATCGGCCAGCTCCTTTACTGCGGACGCATACTCCGCATCCTCCCGTAGCCAGCGGTAGTGGGTATCGCGGCTCACATTCACGGCCTTGCAGGCGGTCGTTACCACTCCTAGGCTCTGCTCTAGCGCCTTAAGCAGTTTCTCTTTTATTGTGTCTGATTTGTCAGGCATCTAGGAACGCTTTTAGGGAGTAGACGATGAGGGAGTTGCGGTAGCCACCTTGCTCGTGGGGTTGGATGGGAGTGACCCCGTGGACGTTCCTCCACGCAGGGTAGACGAGCATGCTGTTGTCGGGTTGCTCGAAGGTAGCCCCGTAGTCGGGCACGTTTAGACACCCCCCTTGGCTGTTGGAGCGCTTAGTGTAGATGAAGTTCAGGCTACCTACGATGTTGCCTGTGTCCACGTGGAACGGGGCTGCCGCGTTGTAGTTGCTGATGCTGGAGGTGAAGTGCTTGCCGAACCGCCACTTGTCATCCACCGGGGCGATGGCCTCCAGCTGTTGCTGATGCAGTTCAGGGCTGAGTTCCTCTAGCAGGGTCATCCCTAGTTGGCTGATGGCTATCATGGCCTTCACGAAGGTCTGCGCCTTGGGGTCGCGGTGGGTGCTTGCGTACCCCGGCTTGAGCCTGCGCACACGAGGGTTAGGCTTGATGCTCCCCAGTAGGGTGCTGTACTGCATGACCCCTTCGCCTTGCTCGCCCAGCTCCTTGAGGGTACGCCCGGACTCTGTGGCAGCGGTGATGGCTTGGGTGCGGTGGAGGGTGGCTTTAGGGACCCGCTCGCTGCGGAACTCCTTGTTGGCCACGTCTAGGACGGCCCCCATCCGTACGTCATAGTCGTTCACGTTGCGCACGTACAGGCCTACGGGCTTCCCGTCCTCGACTAGGAGGCAGTCCTCGTGGATGTTGGGTTCAATGTACACACAGCGCTCACCCACCTTCACCTCGTGGGGCACCTTGGTCAACTCGAGTATTCGCATCGGAGTAATTTGAGAGCGTTTAAAGCACTTTCGCTGGATTGAACTATGCGGTGACTAGGCAGATTGAGAACACGCGTAGAAATGGCCTTCAAATGCCTCTCTGACTGGTTGCTGCCCCTTGCTGCCCGGCCCTCCGCTCCGTCACCTGCGATTCGGATGACCACGGGGTCCGCCTTGGCGATGAACTTGCTGTTGGAGAATCGGTCGCCCTCGAACACGGCTAGCTTCCGTGATTTCTTCACGTAGGCGAGGAACGGGTCTAGGTCGCGCATCACCGCCATAGACAGGCGGTCGCTGCCCTCAAAGGTGGTGCCATCGTACTTACCCACGACGATGAAGTCGTCCGTCTCCACCCAGTGCACCATGCCCATGCGGTACTTGCGCGCCTCGCTCGTGAGGAGCTGCTTCATCACCCACGTCTTCCCCACCCCGCAGTTGCCTGTGATGAGTACGCACTGCCTCAACCACGGCTTGCTGCTGACCTTGAATCCTTCTTCTTCCATCATGATGACCTCTCCGGTTAGGCGGTAGTGATTCTGTTTCTCCGGGCATAGGCCCCGGTCTAGGAGGTTGTCCTCTAGACGCAGGTGCTTAGGCAGCGCCCACTTACGGGCCTCCCAAAATACGCTAAAGTCCTCCGTAGGGCATAGCTGCTCGGCCTTCCGGATGCGGTCATGGAACATGTCGTTGTAGACGTTCGGGTACCTCCGGTTTATCCGGTGCCATCCTTTGTAGCAGCACAGGGTGGTCTCTAGGGTGAAGTACGATACGTCCGGGTGACCTATCCGCTCGCGCGCCTCGAGCAGGAGGGCCTCCCCTTCCCGCTCCAGCCAGTCGAGGTGGGGTGTGTAGTCCACGCGGTCCTGCTTCCACCAGTCGAGGTCGTCACGCCCTAGGACCTTGCACAGCCCGTTGCGGTGGCTCTTGCTCCCTGAGATGTCGTCTAGGAACAGCTGGTCGCAATCGAGGGGGATACCCGCAATACGGAGGTATTCCAAGTAGCTGAAGGTAGACAGCCGCCCGAAGGTGAGGTACTGGTTAGACACCACGTCCCACACTGCCCTGAAATTAGCGTGTTCCGTCCCTACGCACAGGTCTCCGTAGAACGCGTATTGGGTCTTCCCGTTAAGCGCCGCTTGATAGCTCTCCACGGCCTCCACGAACCTCATCCGCGTGTACCTGCGGTCCGTATCGAACGGCAGCCGCTCGCGATGGTGGGTGAACCACGCCCGCAGGTCCTCGATGTCAGCTGGAGGGAGCGGGTACTCCTTCCAAATACGGTAGGTGGTCAGAGGGTGCTGGGTGCAGCCGTTGATGAACGTGAACCACAGCGCCTGCTCCTTGGTCATACCCAGCTCCTTGAACAGGTACGGGAAGACGTAGTACACCCCCCCGGCATGAGCGCGGTACTTGAGGTGGTACTCGTAGAAGCGGAGGAACGTCTCGCGCCTGTGCTCGTGTAGGCGGTAGTCCATCACATCACGTCACTGCCTACAATCCAAAAGCAGGTAGTAGGGGTCAGGTACTCAGGCGCCCGCTCCTTGAGGTAGCGGATGCACTTGCCCTCGTAACGGGGGTGGAATCGGATGTCGCCGATGGCTTCACGCATCTCCTGCTGGTAGGTGCAGTACCCGGTGCCGTTCAGGTTCAGGTAAACCATGTCGTATTTCGCGTTCTCGCTAGCGAAATTGAAGTCAAAATACTCGTCCGTGTCAAGCCCTAGGTTCACCTCAACGACGGCACGGAGCCTCCTCCGAACGTACCCGATGTCATTGCTGCCCATGTTGCCGATGCCCATCAGCACGATGCGCTTCAACCCCGGCGGTGGGTACATCATGATGCCGTAGAGGATGCTCGTCACGCTGTTGCAGCTGCCGCACGGGATGATTAGGGTCTCCACGTCCTCCGGTATGTTCATCACCTGCCACGCGCCTACGCGGTGAAATCCCTCTATGTCCCTAAATGAGTTCTTCTCTAGGTCGAGGGTGATGTTGGTCTCTAGGTAGCGGAACCCCTCCCATGCGAGCGACGCCTTACGCGCCTGCGCCCCGCACGCCTGAGCGTACCCGACCCGGCTGGAGACGATGTGCGCTCCAAACTCGTGCGCCATGCGGAGGTACTTGTGCTCTAGCGGCTTGCGGACCCCGCTTACGATGTAGCAACCCACGTTGTAGTGGCGGCACGCTGCGGCTATGAACGCGTGCTGTGGACTTTGGCTGACGCTACCGCTAGCCACGCCCTTCAGGTTACCCTCGTCGTACCACTTGTCGACTAGGTAGATGCACTGCCGGAGCTTGCTTCCGTTGATGTTGCCGTACCCTAGCGGAGCGAACTTGTCGTCCCGCTTGAAGTACATGCCCCCGTGCCGTTCAACCGGGGTTAGGTCCCTCAGTTTTGACCCCCACGTCATTCGCCTAGCTCGTCTCGGAGCAGGGTGAGTAGCGCCATCCCCACATCGAAGTTGCGCCTGTTGGCTTCTTTCACTAACTCGTATGCCTCTTGAAAGAGGTCATTAGGGAAGTTGATGAGGATGCCCCGCTCGGTGCTCTCCGCTATCTTGGTTACGCGCTCGTCTATGCCGCTGAACTCGTCTGAATCCAATACCGTGTAGTCCGCATCGACCTCCGGCACCCACACGTGTAGGCCCCAGTCGTTCAGCTGGACAGCGTCCCACGTGTTGCTGAGCATGTCCCAGTCCCACTCCCCATAGCTGACGTTGTCCTTGACCACAAACTGCTTGCGCTGCTCCTCAGTCCAGCCCTCGGCTACGATGACAGGCACCTCTTTGAACTTCAGCTCCTCGAGCGCCTTCAACCGCATGTTGCCCCCTAGCGCCACGTGGTCCTCATC